TGAATATTCAAAAACAGGAGATAAAAATTCTTTTATTGATAAAGGATTAACATCAAGAAAAGGAGTTCATAAAAATATTGCTCCAAGAATGGAAAATATGCCTGTGGCAAAATCGCTTATGGAATCCGCAACCATAACACCAAATACAGAAAAATATTCTCCTATTTTAGGAAATAATAGAGCATCATTAATGTCTATATTAAGTAAGGGTTTCCCCGAAAATAAATAAATTAATATTGCTCATTGTCTAGGTGGTCATCGTAAGCCGATCCAATGATGTAGCAGATTATTAATGCTAATGCAAAACAGCTTATTCCAATAATTGTTTTCATAGGTTATTTGTTTAATATCTTTCAAAAAGGAATTTACCATGAAAAGGAAAAATTCTAATTATTCCATAGTTCATAGCAATTGATAAATTAATATAATCGCGATGTATGGTTTTTAATTTTTCTCTAAATTCTTCTATATCATCATTCCCCTTGTAATCTTTACATGTATTACAACTAGGCATAAGATTATCATATTCCATTGATTCAGTTGTCATTTGATCAACTTTCATATTGTCTATAGTAATCCTTTTCCCACAATAAGCGCAAAGACCATCATACTTTTCGTATATTTTTTCTATATTCATAGTTTATTTAATTTCTGTTTCTTCTAAAATTGCTTTGCCTGCATCTGATAATGGTCGAGCGTAAATTCTTAATTTTTTACCTGTCGTTGGGCATACAAAAGTTACACCTGCATCCAAGTAAGATTTAATCACTAATTCAATTGCTCCATGTTCATCTGGACTTGCTCCAATTACATGAGGTTCGTCATAATCAAATTGCATACAGAAATCACAGCCTATTAATGGTTCTTTACCTTCTGGTATGTTTGCTTTCTTTTTACTTGCTTTTGCCATTGTTGAAATTTTTATGGGTTTCTTCTATTTGAATTAAATATTCTCTTGCTTTTTCTACCTTGTATTGTATTTTTAAAATATCATCTTCGTTTCTATCTACATTGTATAGCAATACTTTTTCTGCAATGTTTATGTCATCAAACTTCATGTTAAATTCTATCTTCATTGCTTCCCTTACAAATTCAGGACTATCTTCGGAAATGACATCCATCTTTTTTAATAGATAATATTTCTCTTGCTCAATGATGCTATCCGGAGTGTTGGATAAGCAGTATGCAATAGTTCCTTTAACAGTTCCCGTAAGCCACATGTAAGACATTAATTGCCAATAGTATTGACTATCTAACTTATCTGGTATATTACCTAAAAATGTCCAAAGATCATAGCTAGATTTTACATCAATGATTTCGTTCCCGTTAATTATATCGGGTAATCCTGTGATAAAATCGTTCTTAAATCTTTCCTCATTTTTTTCTAATTTATTACCAAGATATTTAGATAGCATTTCAATAGAATCACCTTCTACCTCTACGCCTTTTTTCATTTGCTTGGTTTGGATATCTCGTTTACGACCATACTTTTCAGTAATATAAACATCCAATAAATGTTTCTGTGCTGTTTTAGAAAGTAATCCCGCCTCTTTATCAGCTTTAGATACGGGTTCAGTCATCAAGTACCCTACAGAGCTTGCTCTTATAAGGGTTTCGTTAAAATTTATCATAGTTAAAATAGTTTTCCTTGTTGTTCAAAATAATCAGAGCTTAAATTAAAATTCTTTCTCATTGCATTGTATGTTTCAAACCATGCGCGCGCTTGTGACTTTGCCATGCGCTCAATTCTTTCACAATACTCAATAGCTTCTTGTCTATCTTTCATTATCCAATAACCCTTGGCGTCAGATAATATCATGTAACCTCTTTTAATTCTTAAATCACGAATCACTTGTCTTATCTTTCTTAATGTTGATTCTCTTCTATCTACTTCGTGAATAGGATGGCTTCCTAGCCAGCTTTCCGAATTAGCAATTTCTTGTTGTGTTATTCTATTTTTTTTGCAATTAAATATTAAATTTAAAACAGATAACTCATCATCAGTAAGTAACATTATTTAATAGTTTTAAGTTTTTTATTGTAGTGTTCTAAAATTTCTGAATTGCTTTTTGCCATCAACTCCCAAGCTCTTAATTCTTCTATTGTATTGCAGGCATCAATAAACTCTTTTGTTTTTTCAGCTAAAGATTTTTTTGACTGGGTAGGAATAACTTCTTCATAAATACCCTCATCATTAACGCCTAAAAATTCAGAAAGGTCTTTTAGTCTTTTTACATTTTCAGCATGGTATTGCTCTACTAATTCTCTTGCGATGTCTAAAGCTTTATTAGCCGACTCGCCTTGGTTAATGGCAAATTCAACACCTATTTTTTCAGATGAGTAATTGCCTAGGTTAAATGTTCTTTGGTAAACAATAGTTTGTATGTGCATAGTTTTTATTTTGTTCTGGTTACGATAGTTTTTTCATCTATTGATTTAACTTTAAATAGTTTATCTCCGTTTTCTTTTTTCTTTTTTAAATTGGAAACCATTACCATTACAGATGTATATGGGTTACTTAACCTCAAATGTTCTCCTAATTTTAGATCGGCTACTTTGCTAGAAACCGAGTCTGGGGAAATACTTCTTGCCATGTTTTTATATTTTCAACAAAATTAATTTAATTAATTTAATTAAAAAAATAAATTTAATTAAATTTTTGTATATTTACATTTCATACGCATAGACTAAAGGTTAACGACTCCCCCTTCCGTTTCTACGGTGAGGGGCTTTTTTTTGTTGCAAACATCCACCATAAAGTGCCATAAATGACACTAATGGTTGCAAAATGCGTCATTAATTGCACATTATGAATTGCATTGAGTAAAATTACTCATTCCATTGAGTAAAGTAAAATAGTAAAGTTTTAGTTTTACTTTAGTACCGATAAAGTAAAATAATAGCTTGACTAATATCAAAACTTGCAGAGTTTACATTTTTTGATAAAGTAGTAGTTTTACTACCTTTTTTGCAAAATATTGTCAATCACAAAAGTTGCCTTATTGGACAACTTTGAGCCGTATATGAGCGATAATCGGCTCATTTATGAGCGATAAAAACCCCCTATCGTTTTAAAATAGGGGGCGAAACTATAAACCTTACAAACTATGATAACCGCCGTAAAAATACAAATTATTTTTCAATAAATTTCTTTTTTACCAAGTTTAGCTTTGCCCTGTATTCTAGGATCAAACCTTTTAGCTCATCTCTTGTAGGTCTTACTGGTTGTCTTGCTGTTTCTCTTAAATATTCAACTAAAGCTCCATTCTCTTCATGTAGCTTATGTTCAAACTCTTCAATATTACCTGTTTTAAAGTAATTACATTCCATACATTGTGGTCTGCAATTTTCCTCCATCCATCTAGTCGCTAAATTACCTCTACTCATAAAATGTCCGCATTGTATTTCTGCAACTTTATGTTTACCACCACAAGTATAACATTCTACCATACCTGTTTTATCAGCATATCTATTTCTTAAATACTGACTAAACACATGGTCTAAATCTGAAGTTAAATTTTTAAAACTTTCAGAATCATCTTCAAATTCTTCCATTCTTTTTTGCGTGGATTGTACCGTAGCGCATTGCTTACACATCTTTTTAGAAAACCAATAATCAATGTTACCACAATTAACACAACGCTTTTTCTTTGTTATTATTGTACTATTATATGCCATTATTATAAGTTTGGTTGTAGTATCTTTCTCCCCAAGTTGTTTTATCTTCAAATGCTGAATTAGAAGCATCTATTATCTGATCTTTTTCTTTTTCAAGTAATTCTTTAAGTTTATCAATAAGTTCATTATTATATAAACTAATTTTTAATTTTAAATCATTTACATTAACCCATTCAATTAATTCTTGCATTGCTGTTTTCATTTCTTTTTTGATTTTTAGTTATAGGTTTAAATGTTTGTTCTTTTCTTTTATCAGTCATATATAGACCTTTAAGTTGCTCTTTAAACTTTTCTTTTTCTTTTGGTGTAATGTCTGGATGATATTTTATTCTTGCTAATACATCCTCTGCCGGGATAAATGTTTCCATAGTAATAATTTTAACAAAGATAATTAATTTAATTAAAACACAAAATAATTTTAAAAAAAAGTTAAAAATATTTGGGGATATAAAAAATAAGACTACTTTTGTTCCTCAATAATCAAAAACAAATTTATGGAAATCAAAACTGAATTAAGACTCCACGAGAGAATTAAAGAGGCTTTAGATGGGCGTACCCAAAGGTGGTTATC